TAGGACATAGAGAATATCGTGGTGTTGAAGGAAAAACAGTCACAGTAGATTATAAAGGACGAGTCAATAACACTCTAATTGATATTCTATCTGGTGTTAGATCAGCTTGTACTTATGTAGGTGCGGCTAAACTTAAAGACCTTTCAAAATGTGCTACATTTGTCCGAGTAAACAATACGCATAATACTATATTCACTTGACTAATTTCTTAAATTGTGATATTATGTCTTAAATAGTGAATGGAGAATAATTTAAATGATCGATATTTTTGATAAAAAACCTTCCATAGAAATGTATGATTATCAAAAAACTAAAATCTATGATCCTATTATAGAAGCAGTTTCGGATAGCCTTTCTAATAAATCAGATGATAAATTGGCAAATTTTCTTCAATTGAGTACAAGTGCAGGTAAAACTTTTACGTCTTGCAATTTTGTAATTCCAGAACTAATTACTATGGGATTAGATATTGTGTATACAGTACCTAATTCCGCTGCAATCTCCGAAGTTGAAGAAATGATACTTCAATCGACTAAAAACTTGAAAAATCCACCTTTAGTATTCTCATCTCATGGCTTTGCTGGTGGTGTATTTGAAATGCCTATGTGGGATTATCCAGGACAAAGATTGATAGTTGTTTGCCATCCAACATTTGTTAGTATGAATTTAGACATATTTACGAATTTTTGTTCTGATCGTGAAGTTGTTGCTATATCAGACGAAGCGCATAAAGGCTTTAGTTGTCCTGAATTAGAGCATCAACAACTATGTTTTGGCTATGGATTTAATTGGAATTTGATTATTAGTGACGATGAAAGAGAAAACCATTTGCGTTGGTTTAAATCATTTTCTTCTTGCGGATTTACATCTTGGTTTCTAATATCTGCTACACCTTTGGCCGCAGTTTTTATTTCCGGTAACCATTATAAAATTATCTCTAAGTTTATGGATAGAGAAGTTTTATGCAAACAACAAAAAGGTGTAAAATCCGTAACATTTTATAACGGCGATTCTCCTCTTGAAAAGTTTGAAAACATTAACATTCTTGAAGCTGAAGAAATTATTGATCATTCAGGATATATGAAACTGTCTCATGAAAATTTATTTGAATATGGTAAAAACGCAAGAGTTAATTCCAATATCATAGAAAAAATTGAGAAAACAAATAAGTGGTTAACAAGAGTAACTGAAAAATACGATTTGCCTAAAACGAAACCTGCAACTATAATTCAATCTAATTCCAGCGAAAAAGATGCACCTAAAATATTTGAAAATATGACTAGTGATAATATTAGAAGTGCTGTAGCAGTTAGTAATTTAAAATCTGTATCTGGATTTAAAATGCCAAATACACTAAGTCATTTTGGAAGCAAAAATCCTACTTCAAATCAAATATTAGAGTTTGTAGGAAAATATAGTAATGATGTTAGATATGTAGTTGCCAATAAAATTGTATCCGAAGCTATATCATTAAGAAATACTACAGTCCTTGTTAGCAATCACGCGAGAACAAGAAACACCGATAATGAAGTGACTGCACAAGTTGAACAACTTTTAGGTCGTCTATTGCGTTTTCCTGTAGTGCAAGGAATAAGAGATTGGCAAGATGTATATAATTTCTCAGAAAAGAAAATATCTGAAGGTGTGCCTGAGTCTGTAATGGAACGTTGGATCGAAGTTGTTTTTATGTATGATATTCATATGATATTTTCTCCAATTAATGTATCGGGCACAAAAAAGTTTTTAAACACTCACACATACGATGTTTTAGATTTCAAAAATTATATTAAGAAATTTAAAATGATTTCTGCAATGAATAGAATGCCTAGAAATAAAACATATCAAACATCTAGAAATAATTCTGAGTATAAATGGTATAGGGATGCAAATCCAAGTTGTGAAGTTTGTCCCAAGAATGAGAATGGTATTCCTGTATGTGAGGCTCATTATCATGGCAGAGTATCTATGGAAAATTTAAAAAAGAGTAGACATGTTCATCATATAAATGGCGATCATACTAATAATAATCCTGATAATCTGATTACAATTTGTGAAGTAATACATTTTGATATTTCTATGAAGGAAGGACATTTTAATAATCATCAATATAGACCAATAGTAAAAGAAAGTACAAAAATTTCGTTATTAAATAAAAAATTTGCTTGACAATCTTATCTGAATAGAGTACAAAGTAAGAGTAAAGAGAATCAAGAGAAAGAGAAATAAATGTATCGCATTAATCAAATCGCAGAAATTTTAAAGTGTTCAAAAGAGATTGCGACACAAGTTTTAAATAAAATTTCTCATATGGACCTCAGTGAAATGGGCCAAGAAGAATTTGAGTTTTGGGTAAAATTTGAAGCAAAATGGATATAAGGAGTTAAAAAATATATGTGGATTTTTATGAATGATGCGTTTTTCTCGGTCGTAAAAGATCGAAATAATGCAGATGGTGTGGTAGTTCGCGCCCGAGTAGAGGGTGACCTAGAAAATGTTTTTGGGTCTGATAAAGAAGTAATTGTGACGGATGATAGTGACTATCGATTCCGTTTATTTCTCGACCAAGAATATGTGAAAAACGTTATTGCAGACCGTGTTGGAAATATCAGTTATCCTAATTTCAAAAACTCAATCAAAAAAACTGACCATGAAAGAAAGTCGTACTATACCGATGTATGGGGTACAATGTATGATTGGCAAGATAAGTTATATCAAACTTATACAAGCTTTTGGCACCGCACATAGGAACAGATGAATAAAGATGGCTAAATTATCGCAATCAACGATGATATAAATATAAATAACAATAAATTTATATGGAAAAAAAGATGCAGTCATTCAAAAAATTTTCTCATGGTATTAATGAAGAAAAAGTCAAATTTACAAACTGGGTATTACCATCTGATAAGGATCTTGCCTTAGAATATAAAATTGAATATCAAATTAAGCCTCTTAAAAATTTGACGAATGACGCATTTCCTACAGTACAGGATTTTATCAAAGCAGTAAAGAAAGCTAAAACTATAAATCTAACACCTGCTGTTGATAGAAAAATTGAATATAGAAGTAGAACAAAAAGTAAAGAAGCTATTATAAGTCTTATTAAAGGCTACGCCTCATATCCAGAATTTAGAAATGAAAAAACTGTTGAGGCAATCTATCAAGGATACAGAGACAATAAACCAATGAAAATGCCATTTATTCTGAAGTTTTCAAATGGCAATTTGAGAATTATGTCAGGAAATACTAGAACAGATATTGCTCAACATTTAGGTATTACACCTAAAGGCGTTCTTATCGAAGTTCCATCTAAGTAAAGGGTAAGAATATGCTACAGTTTTCCACATTTGTAAAAGAAGAATTTTTAGGCGAATCCTTAAATAGTGCTGTCGAATTTGATATGACTGATGATACGAAAATGCCTAAAGAAATACATGCCTCATTTGAAGTTGACGGAACTCCATATGGAGCATCACTGTTTTTAACAAAACATAAAAGAGTTTATAGATTAGATTTTTATCGTATCGCTAATGTTAAAAAAAGACACTGGAATTTTTTAAAAAGTAGTCATGCTAGACCTTGCCTTTCAACAGTTATTAAATTTGTTGAAGCTTCTTATCCCTTTATTAAGCCACATATGGACGGCTTTATATGTCTGCTTAGTAAATACCCGCTGCAAACTAATAATAAAGACGTTCTAAAAAAAGGCGGATCACAAAAATATACTAAGTTTTTAGAAAGAATAATGAAAAAAACTTATGTGAGCACCTTTTCTCCTGTGCCTATTTCTAAAAAAGACCCTGGTGCTAACAACTATATTTTCTTTGTTAAGAAATCTGTAAGTCCGTCAACTCTTTTCACAGGATCACATTTTAAGAAATTTGATTTTAGTGCAGGAGAATTAAACATTGATGTATTAGATGCATTAAGTGAACCATACAAAAAAATGTCAGAAAATGCTAGTACTGTTAAAAGTGGTAAATATGCTTTTGGTAAAATTGGCATTGAACTCCATGTCGATGAATCTACAGTTTCAATGTTAGATGCTGCCGCTGAAAAATATAGATTAGATAAAAAAGTCAAAGATGAACCAACTGAATCCGAAAATAAAAAAATAATGATATCTGCAGATCATTCTACTATTTCTAGTTTTAACGACGGATACATTAGTTCAGGTAATCAAGCAACAATAAGTGCATCTCATTTGTTTGCTATATTTTTGGAGAAGGCGTATGATAGAATATACATGCTCGGCTTTGATGAAAGTGCAGTAAACTATAAAGATGTACATTATGTACTAAGAGAATATTTTAGTACAAATAAAGGTGTTGCAGAGATAGAAACTGTAAAAAAAGAATTAGAAAAAATTAGTGCGTATAGATTTCTGATAAAAGCGAGTCCCGACCAGTATACTTCAAAAGACGAAGATACAATTAAAACAATTTTGAAGTCATTTGATAAAATTAAACCAACTTCAGTAAATAAATTAAAACTTTTTTTGGGCGATTTAAAATCTAATAATAAAACCACTGATAAAGACCAAGTTCAAAAAGTAGAAAAAGTTGACTTGCCTTTTGACCTTGAAAGTAATGTGCCTGGATTTAAAGAAGATAATGGCACAGAAGCATACGATACTTTTTCTGGACAAACATATGGAAAGTTGGGTTGGGCTTTAGATTATAATATAGAACAAGTTGATTTGAAGGTAGAATCGATTGTTAATATGCCTTCTGTGAAAAAATGGTATAATGGCTTCAATAATTTTGATGATAACTACACTGTTATAAAAAAATATACAGGCTCAACATATGAAGATATTAATAAAAGTTTTAGAACGCAAATTGATAATAAGCAATTAAATTATAAAGAATTACATCCTAGTGCTAAAAAACTTACAGAATTATTCTTAGATGCTCCAAAATTAGATCAGCCTATCTGGGTTTATAGAAATGCGGATGTTCCAGGTCAGGAAGAATTAGAGCCTGGAGACGATTTTGTAGACTCTGCAATTTTGTCTACATCAATAAAAAGTACTCAAAGCTTTGGTGGATCTAGCACTAGATTTAAAATCTACTTACCAGCGGGAACTCCAATGTTTCCAATTTTAAATCATTCAAATATGTCTGATGAAAAAGAAATAATACTTCCTCCATACTCTCTGTTAAAAATTACTGAAGTCCACGCAAATTTCAAAAAAGATGGACATAGAGCATTTCTTGCTGTTTATAAAGGACACGGAATTAAAGAATTTATAAAAGCATCGAAAAAACAAATGATATTAGATCATTTTAATCCTAGTTCTTTACTTGAGCAAGATAAGGAACCTAAAAATTATACTAAGTGGACAGCACCTCTTGCCTCATACGAACATTCCTTAGCAGTTCAAAAAATGATATTAAAAATGAAATAAGCTATTGACTCTATGCTCTCAATTTGCTATAACTTAATAGTAAAAAGAATCAGTGAAAGAGATAATATGAGTAAAGAAGAATCAAAAGATGTTTCAGAAATGAGTTATGAAGAACTCATTGCTATGCGTAACCGTGACGTTATGAATTCGGTCGATCAATCACAATCAATCTTAAAAATGATTCAACAAGTTCAAGATGAGGATGTTCAAGATGCTGACTAATCTGTTTAGTTCTTTGTTTAATCTAGCTTTGATTGCTGCCGTAATCGTAATCTGTATTTGAGGAGATATATTATGCAAACAATAACATATGAACTTCCCGACTTCTGGGCTACTGCTTTGTTCTATGATGATACCTCAAGCTTTGATTCCTACGAGGAAGAAAAAAGTTTCCAGGACTTTTGTGCTTATATGTTGAAGGAACACGGAACTTCTGAGCCCGTTACTTGCAGCGAAGGTTCTAGCTTTACTAAATTTCATGATGCTACCAGCTTCGGTGTACTAGCGTGTAATACTCTAACATACACGTTTATTGAGAACAATGGAAATCCTAATACTAGCGCAAATGTAACCTTAGCGCATACTATGGAGAACTAATATGAATCAAGCAATCCCTACTAAAGTTTATTCAATTCTTTTGAATGGTGAGTTTATGACTACTATTCGGGAGATAAGCGAATTTTGCGCTATCAATAAATTTAAAGATATGTGGAATTATCCTGAAAATGGAAAAATCACTGCAACTATATGGAGTCCTAATGAAATTCTCTGAGTTAAATTTTAATCGAATGAGTAACGGCGGTAATCAAGCTATCGTTAATGTTGGTAATCAGTATGGGTTGTCTATTATCGATAATGGAATTGGTAAAGAGCGTGGGCTGTATGAAGTGGGTACGTTGTTTCATGGTCAACTTGCGATAACACTGCCATCTTTTACTGGTGATGATACAGTAGTTGGAAATTGTACGCCCTCGGACGTAGAAATGATTATCGAAGCAACTAAACGTCATAATACAATGAAAGGAATAGGTTTATGTTAACCAAGTCTGAAATATGCGAACAACTTGCAAGCGGCATATATGAAATTCATTTTACGAAAGTAAATGGAGATATTAGAAAAATGAAGGCAACCCTTCTCGATTCTATATTGCCAAATTCATCTTTATCTGAGAATACTGGTCGTAAAAAAAATGACTCTACTGTAACAGTTTGGGATATAGAAAAAGACTCTTGGCGTTCCTTTAAAGTAGATAGTCTTATTTCGATTGAGTCGTCAAATGTTTAATATGATATATGTTGATCCTATAGCTGTAAGTTTTTTCACTACTATAGGAATAGCATTAGCTTACTATTATGGTCGTCACACAGTTATTAAAATAATAGAAGAAACTATAGCAGAAAAACAAGTATCAGCTTTAGAGAAAGCTATAGATCATTGCGTCGATAGATTGATAGATGATGGTTATCTACTATCGACTTTATCAGAAGATGGTGAAGTTGAGTTGATTAAACTAGATGATGTTATTGAAGATATTGATGAACTAAAGGACCTTCTTAAAAATAATGCTTGACAAATACGTCTAATAGGTCTAAGATAATTCTTAGATAAAAACTATTGGTAATGAAAAAAGAAAGTGAATCTAATGGCGAGAAAATCTAAAAAAACTTTTAGTCGTAAAGCCCGTACAGGGTTTGCTGCCGCACCAACTGACTCGTTTCGCAACTTTAATGACTATATTAGAGTTGATGTGGATAAGAAAGATGTAATAGCAAAGATCAAAGGCTATCTTAAAATTACATTATCGAAAAGTGATGTTGCTCTCGCAAATCAAGCGCCAGACTGGGCTTTCTCAGGACTTCCTTTGCTTGCATCAACCATAGCTTGGAAAGAAATGGATAATGAATTTCCATCTTGGTGGGATGCAGAAAAAGTTTTATCTAAGCACGTTAGAGAACTTGTACAAAGAGGTAAAAGAAAACTAGCGGAAGCTGAAAATAAAGATGAAACTGTAGATATTCCTAGAAAAAGTATTCAAGAGATTGTTCAAGAGAGAACGTCTGAATTTATAGGTGGTATTGACGTTGTAATTGATAATTGGGACACAATGATCGATGATCAATCTTTTTCAATATACGATGAATTAAAAAAGATTGATGCGCCATACAATATGGCAAAAACTGTATATGAATACTATACGCCTCAATTAAAAGAGATGCAAGAATTGATAAACAATAAGTCGGAAGACTTAGTTGAAGCGTATTCTCATATGTCTGTTCGTGATAGAAAACAGTTTGCTAAGTTTTTAGAGCAAATCGTTTCCGATGCAGATAAGTTTATGACAGCCAAGAAAGCTACACGTAAAGCACGTAAGCCTAAAGTTAAAACGGCAGACAAGCAAGTTGAAAAAGTGAAATATTTGAAAGATTCAAATGAATTTAAAATAGCATCTATAAATCCTAGTAGCGTGATAGGAGCTATGAGAGTTTATGTATTTAATGTAAAGTACAAAGCTTTAACAGAGTTAGTATGTCAGCAACGTGGTGGCTTTACCGTAAAGGGAACTACACTTCAAGGAATAGATGTTGAACAATCACGATCAACTAAGTTAAGAAAGCCAGAATTATTCTTACCTATTGTATTGAGCAAAACTCCAAAGCAAATTGATAAAGAGTGGGGTAACTTAACAACTAAAACAAACGATGCTAACGGTCGTCTAAATAGTGATACAATAATTTTAAGGGCGATAAATAAATGATCGAAAAAGAATTTATGAATAGAGCGAAATTCAGTAAACTAATAGAGGAACAAGTTGTAGATAAAAAATTGGGATGGATAGATGCTGTAGTTGAAGTATGTAACATAACAAATCTTGATCCTGAAGATGTAAAGAAATTAATATCACCAGTTATTAAAGAAAAGATCGAGGCTGAGGCTATGAATTTAAATTATTTACCTAAACAAAATGAATTGATTTTTGAATGATAAGATGGTACGATTATATAGCAGTGTCTTTCATGGCAATGTTTATGTTTCCAGCAGTAATATCGTTATTACCTCCAGTAATTAATTTAACTGCTCTTATACCTATGTGTGCCTCTTGGTATATGTGGATAATGTACTGCGATAAGAGACAGAGTATGGAAAATGACAGATAAAGAGATACAAGAATTTATTAAAATGTTCAAAGGAGTATTACCAGACCCAGACAACTACCCAAAAACTTTCGATTACTATTATAACTTATACAAACATATAAAGGAAAAATAAATGTTTGAATTAATCATGATTACAATGCTATTTCTGAATGATAATGAGAAGTTTTTTGCTGCCGGTCCCGCAAAC